AGTGCCCGCCCTCGGGCTGTCTGTCCTGCGCAGACGGGGACCCGGAGGGCCGGGGGGCCTGCGGCTCGCTCCTGTTCGGGGCTGCCAAGTCCAACCGCATGAAGGACTTCAAGCACTCCGCCTATGACCGGGAGGCGCAGCCATGAGCGGGATCATCCTGACGCTGTTCCTCTGCGGCCCCCTGGGTTGCGAGGAGAGCACACGCGCCTTCCCCCAGTTCCAGTCCTGTGACTTTGCCCAGGGGCTCGCTGATGCGATGGTCTCCCGGGCGGGGCCGGGCTCCTGGTCCTCGTGCCGGGAGGCTCGCCCATGAGCGCCGGGCGTCCGCCCTTCCCGGCGAGCGTGAAGGTGGGTTGGAAGCGCTTCAGGGTCATTGACTGGGACCCGGAGGTGGCTGCCGCTGAACACAAGTACGGCTACTGCGATCACATTGCGAATGAGATCAAGGTGGACACGACCCGGGGGCACCGGCAGGCAGCAGAGACGCTGTGGCACGAGTGCCTCCACGCAGCATTCGACATCGGGGCGCTCCACGCGCTCCCCGGTGCCGATGACGACCTGTACCCCGAGGAGTTCATGGTGAGCTTCTTCGCGTCCTGGTCAATAACGCTCCTTGGAGACAACCCGGCCCTGCTGGCGTTCCTCTCCTGGGCAGCATCACAGGAGGATTGAGGTGGCAATTGAGAGGGAGCATGGAGCAGTCCTAATCCTCTGCGACCACTGTAGCGACTACGTGGAGGGAGAGGACTTTGACGAGGCCCGGGAGGCGGCTGCCTCTGAGGGGTACAAGTTTGACAAAACCGCAGACGGCTGGGGACACACCTGCGCCACCTGCCTTAGAAATGGAGATGAGAAAGATGGATCAGGAATGCCGAATGAAGCCTGGTGAGAACCTGCTTGACGACCCGGTTGCCTGGGGGCGAGAGCTCATCAGGACCCACGACCACGACCCACTGTACACGGGCCTCCACGGCTACATTCAAGACGGGGGACAGAACCAGACTGAGCGCCGGGACTGGGTGCGGCGCTACATGCTCGCATACTGGTGCTGCTACAGCGTGGGGGCCAGCGCCTTCCTCGCCAGCCGCACCAGCGCAACGAGCTTCTGGGACTGGCTGGACGTGGCAGCGGAGAACGGCGACAGCACGGGACCGGCTGCCCTGAAGGTTGGACCCGACGCCCGGTGGCCCCGGGCCGCAGAGCGCCGCCACTGGCGGGGACAGAAGTGTGTCGACAGTGTGGCCTGGCTGCGGGAGCGCTTCCCCCGGCCCGAGGACGCGGTGCGGAGCCTTGAGGACCTCCCTGGGCAGATCAACCTCCGGGCCGTTGAGCTGGAGGTCGCAAGCTGGCCGCAGTTCGGGCCGTGGATTGCCTTCAAGGCAGCAGACATGCTGGAGCGTGTTCTGGGGGTCCCGGTTGACTTCCCGACAACGATCACCTCCATGTACCGCGACCCGAGGAAGGGCGCAGAGATGGCTGGGCCGCTCCTCGGGGGCCTCTCCCCACAGGAGGTCACTGCCCACCTCCTTGAGGCGTATGCGGAGCAGGACGCGCCACCGGCGGGGGACCGCAGGGTGAACGTCCAGGAGGTTGAGACAGTCCTGTGCAAGTGGAAGTCCGCCCGGGGTGGTCACTACTGGATCGGGAAGGACACCACCCATCACAGAGAGGAGCTGGAGCGCTGGGGCGCAACAGAGCTTCTCAACCACTACCCAACGCCCGGCGCTTGACCGGCCCCTCCCCCGGGGATAGTCTCGGGGGACCACAACCCCTAGAAATGGAGCACCAAGATGAGACTTTTCGGATGGTTCCGGCGCAAGCCCGACACCCCAGCGCCCACCCCGGAGGAGCGCTTCAGAGCTGCTGTTGACGAATTCAATGCGGCCTGGACCGAGTACGAAACACACACCCACTGGCGGGACCGCATCCGCCCCTGGATGGACTGGAATGAGCGGCGGATGGACCTCACCCGGATGACGCGGGAGCGCGTGGGCTGATGGTGTTCCGCACCCGATACGTGAAGAAGGGGGCGCACTACCACGTGCGCGTGTTCAGCGCCCCCAACCCTCGCCAGACGTTTGCCGGGATCGGCACACTGGTGATGTCCGAGGCTGACTGGGCTGAGTTCCGGGACGCCTTCAACGCTGAGCACCTGGAGGAGCCAACATGATCATCAACATCCGGGGGACAAACGGGAGCGGCAAGACCACGCTGGCCCGGTCCCTGATAACGCCGGAGGCCCAACCAGTGGACCTCATCTGGCATCACAACCCGACCAAGCGCGAGCCCAACCGCAAGTCCCCGATTGAGGGCTGGGGCGTCCCCGGCGGCTTCCTCGCCGTGGGCAAGTACAGCACGGGCTGCGGTGGCATGGACACCATCAAGACATTCGACCTTCAGCAGGAGGCTGTGACGGCTGCCTGCGTCTGGGAGAAGGCGGGGGAGGCCCCCCGGCACGTCATCTGCGAGGGCGTCCTGGCCTCCACGGTGGCGGGCTCCTGGGTGAAGTTCTTTGACCTCATGGCCCGTGGGCCAGTCTACGCCCCGGTCAAGACGCTGGTTGCCTACCTAGACACCCCGCTTGAGCTGTGTCTGGAGCGCATCCGCGAGCGCCAGCGGGCCACCGACCGGGGCGAGCGCGAGATCAAGGTGGAGCTGGTGCGGGACAAGATCAAGGCAATCGCTGCCACCCGCGCAAAGATGGAGGCCGCAGGCATCGCCACTGTCCTCCTCCGCCACGACCGCGCTGAACAGGACCTCCGGGACACGCTCGCAGAGATGGGGGAGGCGTGATGGACAGCAAACCGTTCTGGGAGTGGGTCAACGAGCGCCACGCCATCTACATCCGCAAGGAGCTTCGGGCCGGGCGGGACCCGGCGGACCTCCACGTGCCGCAGGACTGCGACCTGGAGGATTGCGACCCCAACCACTTCGCTGCTCGGGTGGATGGGCCGCTGACCGATGATCCGGTGCTCCAGCAGTACCGCTTTTGCAACGTGTTCCGCGAGCTGGACCGCGTGACGCAGTGGATTGACCGCCACATCCGGGAGCCGTTTGCTGATCACCCGGACCTCTGGCTGATGCTCGCCATCGCCCGCTACATAAACTGGCCGCCCACGCTCCAGTACCTCATGAACCGGGGCGAGGTGAAGTGCAACTTCAACGCCTGGCCCAACGACAACGGGCAGGGCCTCCCGCACTTCGCTTTCACGCCGCAGGGGCTCGGGGACGCCCTGGACGCCCGGAGCGCGACCGGGGAGAAGGTCTACACCGGGGCCTACATGATCCGGGCGGAGAGCAACCAGAAGGCGGAGTGGTACAGCTGGACCAAGCAGCAGTACATCGCCCGCATCGTGATTGGGCGGCTCTGGGAGGACCGGGCTGAATGGTCAGACCTCCTCAACCACGGCGGTGGATGGGTTCCACCGCTTCAGACCGTCTGGGAGCGCTTCCAGCAGCCCCGCTACATCGGCTGGGGACCGTTCATGGCCTACCAAGTGGTGGTGGACCTGCGGTGGACGCGCTACCTCCGGGACGCCCCGGACATCAACACCTGGTCTGCCCTCGGGCCGGGCTCCCGCCGGGGGCTCAACCGCCTGATGGGGCTCGCCCCCGAGGCCCCGCTGAACCAGCCCACCGGCCTCGCCCTGATGCGTGAGCTCTGGGCAGAGCAAGACGAACACCGCGCCCCCTGGGTGCCCAGGATCGACCTGAGCGACATCCAGAACGCGCTGTGCGAAACAGACAAGCTGCTCCGGGCTCGCTCCGGGCAGGGGAGGCCCCGGGCAATGTATGTCCCGGGCCGTGGAAGCTGAGAAAAGGAGAATCAGTTGAACATTGAAGAAGAAATGACCCCGGAGGCCCGCGAGGCCATCCGGGAGGAGGCCGCTGCCTGGGCTGAGTTCCAGCGCCACCTCCAGTTCCTCCGCGTCCAGGCGCAGCTCCCCTTCCGGGCGCTCCTCCTTGGCACCACCGCAATACTGTCTGGGAAGGTCCGCACATGATCACCATCGGCGCACGCAACGTCAACTATGCCCTCTATGCGGGGGCAGCCCTCCTCCGCCGGGACGGGGTGGAGAGGGAGAGCCGCAACGGCCCGGTCCTCCTTGCCCCCCACCCGGTCACAACCGTCTATGAGCGCCCAGAGGAGCGCGTCATGCTCCACCCGGGGCGGGACGCCAACCCCTTCTTCCACCTCTACGAGAGCCTGTGGATGCTGGCTGGACGCAACGACCTCGCCCCGCTCCTCGCATTCGTGAAAAACATGGTCAACTTCAGCGATGACGGGGGCGTGACCCAGCCGGGAGCCTACGGCCACCGCTGGCGGCACCACTTCGACAACGGGGACGATGACCGCGACCAGCTCGCCTGGGCCATCCGTCGCCTGAAGGCGGACCCCAACGACCGGCGCGTGGTCATCCAGATGTATGACGTGGAGACTGACCAGGACGCGGCTGACCACGGGGGCCGGGACATACCCTGCAACCTCTCTGCCCTGCCCTCCGTGGGCACGGACGGGCGGCTCAACCTCACGGTGTACAACCGCTCCAACGACATGGTCTGGGGTGCCTACGGGGCAAACGCGGTACACTTCAGCGTGCTCCAGGAGATCATCGCGG